CCTAGCAATCTGCTGACAGACTTGATGTATTTCATGTTTACAGATCAAACCGCTGGGGCGGGCGGCTTATTAGGAATGGACGGTGGCAAAAGAAGTTACATGGTTGAAAAAGATGATTTAATTAAAACTTCTAAGTTTCTTGTAAAAAACAATTTGTTCTTTAATGGTCCAATCGTTGAGCGTACCAATTTGCGGCAGTTCTTTAGTGATATTGCGCCAAGTTTTTTATGCAATTTTTCGATAGTCAATGGCAAATTTTCGTTAAAACCTGCTCTTCCTGTCAACGACGATGGAACCGTAAAGGGGGCAACGCCAGAAGACTCTATAAAGGTAGAGCATATTTTTACAGCTGGAAATATTCTAGAGGACAGCTACAAGATTGAATACCTTGGAGCGGAAGAGCGTCGAGCATTTAAGGCTGTCGTCCGGTATAGACAGGAACGCGCTAATCAATTACCAGAAGAGGCAGTTGTCGAAGTAAAAGGAGCTGAGGATGATGATGACACCTATGCTTCTCCTGGCACCAGAGTGTTACCTCAAGAAGAATTCGATTTAACACAGTTTTGTACGTCAAGAGATCACGCGGTTTTAGTCGCTAAATATTTCTTGGCCCTAAGGGCTTATGTAACTCATACGATAAATTTTTCTACGACAGCAGAAGGGCTGAACATTGGCGCTGGGTCTTTCATAAAAGTAATTACGGAAGCAACTCCTTACAACTCTGCAAACACCGGAACTGTTGACGGTACTGGAGTTATTACAAGCGTGCGAGATATGCCAGATGGAAATTATGATATTACTTATTTTAGGTCAGGCGATGGAGAAATTGATACCGGCACTTTAATAGTTTCAAACGGCAAAGTTGCAGACTCTACATATCACAATATTTTATTTACTGTTACGTCCAGCGAAGTATCTCAGAACATCTATGCTGTTGAACAGTTGACCTTTTCTCAGGACGGCATTGTCGACATTGTTGCTTCTGAGCACCCTTGCAACAGCAACAATGTGAGTAAGATTGCTTTGGCTGTACTAAGATCTGATAACGACGGCTGGATCGTTCAGTCATGAATTTCCCGATCACTAAAACGAACGGTGGCGACTTAGTGCCAAGCGCTCGCACTTTTGAGTCAGGTGACTATCCAGTCAAGACTTACAAGGCTCAAAACGGCGCTGAGCACAGGGTTTTGTATGGCAGCAAGCGCACTAATATGAAGCTGTCGCTTACTTATGCAAACATTCGAGACGTTGACGCCGAGTTGTTTTTAGACCATTACGACGAGGTTCAAGGCACGTTCAAGACTTTTGTTCTTAAAAACGTAGAAGGGACAGACATAAATCCAACTTGCGTTGGCTGGGGAGGCAATCAAGACGCTTTAGGCGCTGGAACCCCTGAAACCCCTGGCAAGGATTATCGCTATGAAGGGCCACCGCAGGTCGCACAGGTAGCTTCTGGGCGTAGCACTGTTACAGTGAATCTGATTGGCGTGCTCTGATGGCCTACTTCACTGGCGCTACTGGCAAGCTGTTTTTAATTAAAGAGACTGCTGGAGAAAACAACACCGTTGTTAAGAAAGTTGTTGAGATTGCTGCTGTGCAGAATTGGAGTGTTAGTTCATCGGTATCGTTAATTAGCACAAAGACTTTAAGTCAAACAGATGATGTTTTTACCCCTGTAGGAAGATCAACGACCGGCAGCTGTCGAATTTTGTATTATCAGGAGACTTTAGGACAAAAAACTTTAAGTAGCAGCGCTGAGAGTGACAACACTGGGAGTGCAAGCACTTTTTTAAATAAAATTATTAAACAACGCGATTCCACCATTCCCAGTGGCGCATCGCTGGATCAAAATGAATTATTTGCAGCAACAAAAGCGTTTCTCATTCGTTTAAAAATTGACGACACATCAGATAACGGCAAATTCATTGATATGAGAGTCTTTATTACTAATGTTTCTTTGTCAATGTCTGTAGGCGATGTTGTAGCAGCAGACGTTCAATTCCAATGCCAAGGCGCTCCAGTTACGGTTGACATCTAATGAGCATTTATCTTGGAACGCATGGCAAAGTTGAACTACGTCGAGAGTTTGATGGCAACGATCTTACAAAAACTGTAGACAATGATCTTATTGAGGTTACCCGAAAGTCTTTGAATTTTTTATCTAGTAATGGTCAAATAATTACAGGCGACGAAATAGAAATTATCAGTGTTCCAGACACAAACGGCAATCGCGCCCCGTTGTCTTTTTTTAGCGGCTACACAGGAGTAAGCATAATTCGATTCGCTAATGTTGACGAAGCTGGAAGTGTGAGGTTTTACCAAACATTCGGCAATGCAATAAACGGTGGAGCGGCAAACGCCGAGACTTTAGCTGCATTGTCCTCAGGTGCAAGTATAAAAGTCAAAATAAACGTGCAAAATACAGATTTTCGCGTTATTGCGCAAGTAAACAGTTTTGAACTAAATACGCAAAGGGAGGTAATTGACACAACAAATTTGTCCGATAATTTTCGCAGTCAGATAAGTTCATTAATGTCTGGCTCGGGAAACATGAGTTGTTTCTGGGAGTACACAGGCGAAACCGTGCAGGACTTACCAATGTACCTCTTGCAGTTGATACTTCGTACAAAAGTTGGCAGTCAGTTTAGAGCAAAATTTTATTTGAAATCAGGCAACCACAACCCGAGTGGCGTTGTAGCAAATGCAAACGATGAGATTTTTTATGAGTTTGATGGTGTGCTAACTGCTTGCGCTTTGCAGTTTAGCCCGTCGTCAACGGTTCAGTTCACTGCTGATTTTGTTACTACTGGAGAAATTGCGTTAAAAGTCAGCCTTGAAAGCCTTGATAAGGTCTTGCAAGAGGACAGCGACGACTTGCTCTTGGACGAAACTGATCCAAGCGGAACAGCTAAGCTATTGCTTGAAAGTTCCGACACTTAGTCCCCGGAGGCAAGTCAGTCATGGCCGACTCAAAAATTTCCGCTCTTACCGAGCTGACGACTGCTATTAGTACTGATGAACTGGCCATTGTCCATGCAGGAGTAACTAAAAGAATTTCAGTCAACAACCTGCTTGATACCGGAATTGCCGCGCTTGGCTCTGGAGATATTTCAGGGGACAAGATAACGTTTGTGAATAACAGCATAGCGACGGCAGCGCTAGCTGATTTAGCTGTATCAGATTTAAAACTTGGGAATGATGCGGTTACAGCAGCAAAAATTGCTGACAACGTAATTGTCAAGCTAGTATCAGCGGTTCCTACTTCTGCTTCTCCCGGCGATTACATTGGTCAGCTGGTTTTAGTTACTTCTAACGACCCAATAGCCGATCAATATAAACTGTATGTATGGGACAATACTGGTTGGCGAGGCATTAAAGCGCCAGGTTCTGTCAATGCTTTTACTGACACGTCAGGCAAAATTAACATAACCACGGCCGTAAGCGCTGGAACGGCAACAATCACCGCTTCGCTTCCTAATACAAGTTCAAGCGCCCAATTCCTTGCAGGTCCTCCAGCTTCTGGCGGAGTGGTTGATTATCGACAAATTGCTATTGCTGATTTACCGACAGCCATAACTGGTACAAAGGGTATTGTTACTGTTAATGGGGGCGGACTCAGTTTAATTGATGGCACAATTGCAATTAACCGCAGTATTACTGAGAGCACTCAAAAACATCTTGTCACTTATGACGCAAATGGTTTAGTTACTGGCGGCAGTGTAATTTCGTCATCAGATCTTCCTAAAGCATCAAATTCTGCGTTGGGTGCTGTTATTGCTAGCGACGGTCTTACCGTTGATGCAAACGGTAATCTGTCAATAGACTCCACTGGTTTTACCACTGGACCGGGAACGTACACCAAGGTTACAGTTACTTCCAAGGGTCTTGTTTCTGCAGGTGAAACTTTAGCTGCTGCGGACATTCCTGATCATTCTGCTGCAAAGCTAACTTCTGGAACAATTGGCTCTTCTTTGATTGCCAATGATTCAATTACGGCAGCAAAGTTAGCAAATGAAGCGACAACTAAATTTGGCGGTGCTGCAAGTAGTGACAACGTAACTATTTTTCCTGCTGGGGACTTTAAGGGACAGTTCTTCTATGACGAGACTACCCAAGATCTGTATATATATACCGGGTCTGCATTTGTGCCCATAACGGTGTTATCAGGAAATCTGGTTAATGCTGGCGCGTATAACGCTAATACGAACCAAATGAGCAGTGTAACGTCTGCTGGTTCTGCTGCTGGCTTTTCTGTTGGAAGCGCTCTACCAGCTCCAGCGGTAACTAATTTAAACCACTACGTGGTTGTGGATACAAGCGGCACAGGATCTGGAGCGGCACCTGCTGTTGCACTTGCACCACCTGACATGTTGCTGTCACAGGGTGTCGGAACTGAGTATTCATTAATCGACGTTTCTAACGCTATTGCTGGTCAAACAGCTAGCAATATTTCGTTAATTGCTACTGGCAACATTGTTGCCACTGATGTGCAGGCTGGTATTCAAGAGCTTGACACTGAAAAGCTGCCAAAAGCAGGCGGCACAATGACTGGTGACTTGAACCTTGGAACTAGCACCAATGTGGTGTTTGAGGGTTCATCAGCTGATGATTATGAGACAACTTTAACGGTCACTAATCCAACAGCTGACCGCACCATCACGCTGCCGAACATTGGTTCAAGCAGCAACCCGGCAACGTTAATAACTGATGGTGACACTGGCACTGTTACTAGCACGATGATTTTAGACGGAACTATTAACAATGGTGATATCAACGCTAGTGCAGAGATTGCAGTTAGCAAGCTTGCAAACGGTACTGCGCGTCAATTATTGCAGACTGATAGTGGTGGCACAGGCGTTGAATTTACGAGCAACGTTGATGTTCCTGGAACGTTAGATGTAACGAGTGGGGCAACGTTTGATTCAACGGTTGCTGTTGCTGACTTGTTGAGTGCTGACGGCAAGTTGGCATATCCAGCTGGAACAGCTGCTGCAGTCAGTTTGTATTCAGGATCTGATACTGACACTGGTATTTATTCGCCAGGGTCTAATCAGTTTGGAATTTCGACAGCTGGAACGTCACGCATTGTTGTT